TGTACAGATTCCGTGACGCTGATGCGGATTATGTCCCGGTGGGCCTCGATCATGTTTACGGCAAATACTCAACAGGAGGGATTGGCTAATGGCTATTTCTGCAGTTACCACTGTGGCTATCAAGGAACCAAATACTCCATACAACGTTGTCCGCGCGGCAGTTTACGCTAACGCCCAGGAAGCCAGTGTGGTCCTTACACGTTCACGGGTGCTTACCGGCGGGGAGTGGGAAGACCAGCCCAACGCCGCCCAAGGATGCTCGGCCCCCGATGATCCAGAGCTTGTCGCCATTCGCGATATTCTTGCGAATGCTGTTCTCGCCTACGCCGCCCGCAAGGGTTTAAATGTGCCTGGAAACTGGCGCGTTGCAATCTCTACGGTGCCTGGAAATTCCCTCACGCTTTATGCCGAACTCTGGTTGGACACGTGCCACACTTGGATGGACCTCTATACCGAGCCGGATATGTCTGAAATGCAGCAAGCCTTAGGCAATGTGCTCGTGCAGGTCAATACACTCAATCAGCGGCGTAGAATTATTTAAGGGGCATATATGGCATCAATGACTTTTATTAACGGTGGGGTAAGCAACGGCAATATCGGTGTTGCATCGAATTACGACCTGGCGCGGATTCCTACTTCCGCTGATGATGTCACTCAAAGTGCTGGTGCCAATGCCACCACTGGTACGGCTACTTGCAGTTCTTGGACTAATGGTCCTAGTGCTCTCGGTGGTTGTACTATTAATGGAAATGTGACACTGACTAACTCACTGCCAGGGTATTCTAATTTGACGATTGTTGGGAACGTGTCGGCGCAAGCTAATCTTGGTAATGGTGGACGGGTGACCATCACTGGGAATTTAACACTCACTGGTGGGTCTATGTTCACTATAACTGTCAACGCTGGCACCACCACCTTTGCTGCCGGGTCGTCTTTCGGTGGCCTCTCAAGTGGTTGTGTTGCAAATGGTCCGCTCGTCTTCCCAGGATCGTTTCTCGGCGGTACTGGGGCTGGACAATTCATAGGTTACTACACCGTCAATGGTGGGGTGAAAATAACCGGAATGGGAGCCAATAGTGTTACAGTCGGTGACAACAAAGCTGTCGATCTGGGATTAATCACGGGCATTACCAATGTAGCCGCCGGCAATATCGAGAACGGCGTGGCTATCGCGGGGGTAACCGGGACGTTTACGGGCAGCGCCGGCGCCCTCGCATGGAATTTAGCATCACCGTGAAACCGAAAGGAAAAACATGAATCTCTTGACCGCACTCACCACGGGCAATACTACCGGAACAACCGGATGGGGCGGCGGACGCGGATTCCTCTACGCCGCCGGCACCTGGAACGGTGCAACCGTCACGCTCGCCTGGTCCCCAACCGCCGCCGGCACCTTCGTCGCCATCCAAAGCGGTGTATCCCTCACCGCCAATGGTTCCGTCGCCCTCGAAATCGGCCAAGGTTTTCTCAAGGCCACGCTCGCTGGCGGCGATGGTTCAACCACTGTGAGCTGGGGCGTTGACATCACCACCGTCACTCAGCACTGAAAACAGAGAAAAGAAAAAAGAGATGCGATACCGCGTGACACACCACGATACACCACGGGACGGTACGCCGGTCTTAACACGGGTTCCACCGCGTAGCAGAATCTTATAGGTCTTCAGCAGGATGTTATATGGATATTGTTCCCCTCAATTCGGTGCATCTCGACCCGTCAAATGTGCGAAAGCACAATGAGAGGAACCTGGAAACCATCGCCGCATCTCTGCAACGCTTTGGGCAACAGAAGCCAATCGTCGTGGACGCCAAGGGTATCATCCGGGCCGGCAATGGCACGTATGCCGCCGCGAAGTCGCTGGGGTGGAAGGAAATCGGCATCGTGCGGACGAAGCTGGAGGGCGCGGAGGCCATTGCCTACGCCATCGCCGACAATCGCACGGCCGAACTTGCCGAATGGGACATTGCGGACCTGTCGGCCCATTGGCAATCGCTCGATGAGGACTTGCAGAAGGTGACGGGATTCGCGGAAGAGGATATGGCGGCATTGCTGGCGACGATTACGCCGCCCACATTCCTTCCGGTGGGGGAAGATGAACAGGGGCGGCTGGATCAAAAGGCTCCTACTATTTGTCCCAAGTGTGGGCATGAATGGACCGTATGAGCAAGGTTGATTTGAAACTCGATTGGTGCAGCCACGAAGCAGCGAAATACGCCGTGGAACATTGGCATTATTCAGAGACGATGCCTGTGGGGAAAATGGTCAAGGTGGGGGTGTGGGAAGATGGAGCGTTCAAGGGAGTTGTGATATTCGGATTAGGCGGCGGAGGTGCATGCAATGGGAAAAAGTACGGATTGTCACGCAATTTTGAAATGGCAGAATTAGAGCGTGTTGCTTTGCGAGAACACGCAACACCAGTGAGCCGAATAATTTCCATTGCTTCTAAAATGCTGCATCGACAATCACCGGGTATTCGTATGCTTATTTCGTTCGCAGACCCATCGCAATTACATCACGGAGGAATTTATCAAGGTGCTGGGTGGATATATACTGGTAAATCTGCTGACGACTGGCAAGCCGTGTGGCCTGATGGAAGGAAAGCACATTCGCGAATTGCGAGAGGTCACGTTCAATTTGGGGTGATGAAAACGGTAGACATTTCCGGAGCAAAGAAGGTTCCTGTTTTGGGCAAGCATCGCTACCTCATGCCACTAGACGATGCCATGCGGAAACAAATAGAGCCGCTCCGAAAGCCATATCCCAAGCGCGCCGGAAGTGCTTATGTTGGCACGCCCGCTAACCATGCGGGAGGAGGCGGTTCAATTCCGACCCCGGCGCTTGTGGCGGGGGAGATTTGCTATGAGCCGTTTGCCGGCAGCGGGCCGCAGTTCATCGCCGCCGAGCAACTCAAGCGGCGGTGCTTCGGAATTGAAATCAGCCCGAAATACTGCGATGTGATCCTCGCCCGCTGGGAGAAGTTCACCGGCAAGATCGCGGAGAAGATTTGATGGCCCGACCCCGCATAGAGCTGGACGAAAAGCAGATCGCCAATTACGCGAAGTTGGGATGCAGCAACCGCGAAATTGCCGCCATGCTCGGCGTCAATGAGGGGACCATTCGTAAGCGTTATTCCGCATTGCTCGACAAAAGTCGCGCCGAGCGTATTACCGTGATTCGTGGGTGGCAGTACGAGGCGGCGAAAAAGGGCAATGTAACTATGCTTATCTGGCTGGGAAAACAAGACTTAGGGCAATCCGACAAACAGGATAACCACAACAATTCCACCATCATCATCAAGGAGGGGCGGCTTGACTGCGGCACTAAATCAGATTGAACTTGAGGAGATAACCCCTCATCCCGGCCAACTCAAGGTCATCAAAGAGCGTGCGCGCTTCAATGTGCTGATGTGCGGACGGAGATTTGGCAAGACCACGCTGGGCAAGAAACTGGCGGGCTACACTGCTATCGAGGGATTCCCCGTTGGCTGGTTCGCCCCGACCTATAAATATCTGCTACCCGTGTGGGAGGAGATGACGGAGTACCTGGGCCCCATCATCACCCAAGCCAACAAAACAGAACGGACGATGAAACTGCGAACAGGGGGCGTGCTGGACTTCTGGACGATGGAGGATAAGGACGCGGGGCGTGGGCGGAAATACAAACGGGCAATCATTGACGAGGCCGGGCTGGTCAAGTCGCTTCAGCAAATCTTCCAGCAGGCCATCCGCCCCACGCTGACCGACTTGAAGGGGGATGCGTGGTTCCTGGGCACACCCAAGGGGCGCAATTTCTTCAATCAATGCTTCGTGAAAGGGCAGGCACCCGAACGCGGGTGGAAGTCGTGGCGGTTTGGGACCGCCGACAATCCGCATATGGATCGAGAGGAAGTTGAGGGCGCAAGGCGCGACCTACCCCCGGCGGCTTACGAGCAGGAATACATGGGCGTCCCCGCCGACGATGGAGCAAATCCATTCGACCTGGCCGCAATTCACGCCTGTACGGTTCAGGGCTTGTCAGCTGGTCCCGCTGTGGTCTATGGTATCGATCTCGCCAAGTCGCACGATTGGACGGTGGTGGTGGGCCTGAATGCCGCGGGGCGGGTATGCG